AAAAGAAGAAATGTCTTATGCTACTAAAGAAGAATTAGCAGAGGTTAAAACAATGGTTGAAGAAATTAAAGCTATGTTAGAACCTAAAGAAGAAATGAGTGAAGAAGTAAAAGAAGAAGAAGTAAAAGAAGAACTTTCAGCAGTTAAACCAATTAAACACAATCCAGAAGCAAGTACACCACAAAAGAAACAAGTACAATTTGCCAAAGGACAATTTAACACAACATTAGATAGAGTATTAAGTAAATTAAACAAATAAAAATGAATAAAAGAAACGTAAATTTAGCAACAACCGTAACTGTAAATTCTACCTATGCTGGTGAATTTGCTGGTGAGTATATCGCAGCAGCTTTATTATCTGCATCAACTATTGATGATGGCGGTTTAACAGTAAAGGCAAACATTGCTTTTAAAGAAGTAATTAAGAAAGTGGCTACAAGTGGAATTGTACAATCTGCATCTTGTGATTTTGACCCACAATCAACTATCGCACTAACAGAAAGAATTATTGAGCCAGTTGAGTTACAAGTAAACCTACAACTTTGTAAGTATGACTTTGTAAACGATTGGGAAGCACAATCAATGGGTTATGGTTTAGGACAAACACTACCACCAAAATTCTCTGATTTCTTAATCGCACAAGTAGCATCTCAAGTTGCACAAAACACAGAATTATGTATTTGGCAAGGAGATACTGCGGCTGGTTCTAACAACTCTTTTGATGGGTTTGAGAAACTAATTGCAGCAGCAGCAACAGCAGGAGATATTCCAGCAGCACAACAAGTAACTGGAACTACACTAACATCTGCAAACATCATTGATGAGATGAGCAAAGTAGTAGATGCAATACCAGCAGCACTATACGGAAAAGAAGATTTATTTGTATATGTACCAACACAAGCAGCCAAACTATATGTTCAAGCACTAGGTGGTTTTGGAGCAAATGGATTAGGAGCGAATGGTGTAGCTAATATGGGAACACAATGGTGGAACAACGGAAGTCTTTCTATCAATGGTGTGAAAATATTTGTATGTCCAGGAATGTCTAACGACAAAATGTATGCAGCACAACGTTCTAACTTATACTTTGGAACTGGGTTACTTAACTCAACAAACGAAGTTAAGACATTAGATATGGCAGATTTAGATGGAAGTAACAACGTAAGAATGATAATGCGTTTTACGTCAGCGGTTCAATTCGGTATTGCTTCTGACCTTGTAGAGTACGCAGCATAATTAATTAATTAATCAACAAATTAGGGTAGGTGGAATATATCTGCTTACCCTTTTTTTATAAAACATAAAAAACAATGGCTTGTACATTAACAACGGGTAGAAAGCTACCTTGCAAAAGTGCCTTTGGTGGTATCAAAACGGTTTATTTTGCAGAATATGGTACTATTGATAGTATTGCAGTAGATGCTACTACAAAAGAGGCTACAATTACAAATGGAACACCAGCACCAGAATGGTTTGAGTTTGATGTTAAAGGTAATTCTAGTTTAGAAACTACAGTAACAAGTAGCAGAGAAAATGGTACTACATTTTACACACAAACTTTAAATCTTACATTAACATTTTTAGATGCACAAACACAAGCAGAGTTACAAACTTTGGCAACTGCTAGACCATATGTGGTTGTAGAAGATTACTACGGTAATAGCTTCTTATGTGGGTTTGAAAACGGAATGGAAGTAACTGGTGGAACAGTAGTAACTGGAGCAGCAGCGGGTGATTTAAGTGGGTTTACACTTACCTTTGAGGGTATGGAAGAAACTGCACCTTATTTCCTTGATGCAGCAGTAACACCATCTGCAACACAGATTGACCCAACTGCATAAATAGTTATTTATTTAGAAATTAAGAGCATCCTTTATAGGGTGCTTTTTTTTTGTTTTTACAAATTAGTTATTTTTATACGTTATATAATTGATGATACTTTTAAAACCACAAGCTACAAATAGATTTACAATCATACCAAGAGAATACATAACTAATGCTGTTATGGTTTTAAGAGATGATAGTACTAATGTTTCAGTTAAATATAATTTAGTACCAAGAGTTGATGGTGAGGGGAATATTTTTATAGAAAATGACAATTACACAATATATAATTCTGAATATGTAAATTTAGTTGAGGGTCATTTTTATGATATAACTTTATATTCAAATTATGAAGAAGGAGTTGTAATGTTTAAAGATAGAGCATTTTGTACTGCACAAAAAGATGCAATAACAGTTGATAACGAATTTTACAAAATAAATAAAGACCAATATACAACGTATGATGGTAACAATAATGATTACATTGTAATATGAGAAAAAGAAACGAAAAGGGGCAATTTGTAAAAAGCAAGGTGTCTGAATTTGGGTTTGTTAATTTAAGCACATATACATCACCAGAGGTTAAGGAAGTAAACGGTGCAGATTGGATTGAGTATGGTGCAGATAACAACTATTTCCAGTATTTGATAGACAGATACAATGGTTCACCAACAAACAATGCTGCAATAAATGGTATCTCACAAGCTATTTATGGTAAAGGTTTAAATGCTACAGATAGCAACAGAAAACCTAATGAGTATGCACAGATGATTTCTTTGTTTAAAAAAGATGTAGTAAGAAGATTGTGTTATGACCTTAAACTAATGGGTCAATGTGCTATACAAGTTATCTACTCAAAGGATAGAAGCAAGATTGCACAATTAGAGCATATGCCTATTGAAACATTAAGAGCAGAAAAATGTAATGAAGATGGTGATGTACCAGCTTATTATTATTGTAATGATTGGGAAAACATAAAAAAGAGTGATAAACCTTTAAGAATACCAGCTTATGGTATGTCTAATGAAAGCATAGAGATATACTACATTAAACCATACAAGAGTGGGTTTTATTACTACTCACCCGTAGACTATCAAGGTGGGTTGCAGTATGCAGAATTAGAAGAGGAGGTATCTAACTATCATTTGAACAACATAATGAATGGTTTAAGTCCATCGATGTTAATTAATTTTAATAATGGAACACCTAACCAACAAGAAAGACAATTAATAGAAACGAAAATAGCACAGAAGTTCTCGGGTACATCTAATGCTGGTAAATTTATTTTAGCTTTTAACGATAATAAAGAAAGCCAAGCAGAAATAACACCCGTACAATTAAGTGATGCACACAACCAATACCAATTTTTAAGTGAAGAAAGCACAAGAAAAATAATGGTTGCACATCGTATTGTATCACCTATGTTATTAGGTATAAAAGATAGTAGTGGTTTAGGTAACAATGCAGAAGAAATAAAGACTGCATCTCTTTTGATGGATAACACCGTTATAAGACCATTTCAAGAACTTTTAATAGATTGTTTTGATAATATACTTGCATACAATGATATTAGCTTAAACCTATACTTTACGACCTTACAACCACTAGAGTTTACAGAAGTAGATACCGACATACAAGACAAAGAAACTATTGAGAAAGAAACTGGTGTTGAAATGTCATCTGATAAAACAGAATTAGATGATTTTATGGAAGAATTTGGTGAAGATGAAGATTTGAGTGAATGGACTTTAATTGATGAAAGAAAAGTAGATTATGATGATGAAGATGCACTTGATTACCAAATTGACCAACTAAACAAAAAGAAAGATAAAAGCACACTATCTAAAATATGGGAATTTGTTTCTACGGGAACTGCAAGACCAAATGCAAAATCTAAACAAGATGAAGATGTTGATGGTGTTGAATTTAAAGTTAGGTATCAATATGCACCTTTAAAAGAAACTATTAAAGATGGTAAAAATGTTACAAGAAGTTTTTGTGAAAAAATGATTGGTGCTAAAAAGATATACCGCAAAGAAGATATTGAATTAATGGGTAATAAGTCGGTTAATCCAGGTTGGGGAGCGAATGGTGCAGACACTTATTCTATTTGGCTTTATAAAGGTGGTGGTGCTTGTCATCATTTTTGGATGCGTAAAACGTATATGAAAAAAGGCAAAGGTAAACTAGATGTAAACAGTCCACTAGCACCAACAATAAGTGTAAACGAAGCTAAACGAAAAGGTTTCAAGCCAGAGGTAAATGATAAACTTGTAGCAACAAGACCAATAGATATGCCTAATGAGGGTTTTTTACCAACTAATAAAAGAAGATAGATGGCAACAGTATTATTTATAAATAGAACCGATTTAGTAAGAAACTCTATCATTGATGGTAATGTAGATACTGATAAATTTATTCAGTTTATTAAAATCGCACAACAGATAGACATACAACAAATCATAGGTACTAAAATGTATGATGGTTTAACTGATGCTATTGTAGCTGGAATTAATGAACCAGCCAATGCAAGATGGAAAACTATACTTGACGAATATATAGTAAATATGCTAATATGGTATGCACAATCAAACTATATACCTTTTGCAGCTTACCAAATTAAAAATGGTGGTGTGTATAAACATACATCTGAAAATGCACAAAACGTAGATAAGAATGAGGTTGATTTTTTAGTTGAGAAAGCAAGAACAAATGCAGAATGGTATTCAAGACGTTTTATAGACTTTATGAGTTTTAACCAAGCTACATATCCAGAGTACACAGATAACATCAATGATGATATTTATCCGAGTTATGAAGCAACGTTTAATGGATGGGTACTATGAGTTACAAACCAAAGGCAAAGAACATAGAGAAATTAAAGGTATTTCTTAAAAAAAGAAAAAAGTAATGGCAAACGAAATATATTCAAAAAGTTGGTGGGGTCGTGGTGTTTGTGATAACACAGTAAATTGGGGTTTAGTATATAAAGAGTATGCTGGGTGTAGTGCAGTACCAGCATTATTAGAATTACTTGAAGCAAGAGCAACATACTACGAGAATGTAACTTGTACAACTGCAACTTTAGATGAACTTGAAATTATAGGATAAATGGATTTATTAGAAAAAGCATCAATTATACTGACCCCAACCGCTTATAACAATGGTGAAGCACTTTGTGTTAAACCAAGTGATGGAAGTGGAGATTTTGATTTTAGCAGAAACTCGGCAGCTACAAGAGTAAACGCTCAAGGGTTAGTTGAAAACGTACAGATACTATCGAGTAATTTAGTGCAAAACGGCGATTTTAGTGAGGAAGGTGTAGAGGAGGTTTCTAATGGCTCGTTTTCTCAAGAGGGTAGCGAATTAGTTACTAATGGAGATTTTTCAGTTTCAACGGGTTGGTTTGGCTTAAATGCAGATAGAGTAATTTCTGACGGCAAATTAAATATAAGTCAAGCAAGTGGATTTGGGGTTGTATATCAACCCGAAACATTAACAGTTGGAACTTATTATAAATGTGTTGTAGAGGTATCTAATTATGTTGATGGTAGTTTTAAAATAGGTCTTGCGGGTTCTGATGCTGCAAATACTTCTCCAAGCATTAATGCAGATGGAACATTTACTTTTTACCTACAAAGATTAAGTGGTGGCTCAAATAATGTTGGGTTTGTATTTTCGGGTTTGGCAAATTTATCAATAGATAATTTTTCAGTACGTGAGGTAGGTCAAGATTGGACATTTGGAACGGGTTGGAGTGTAGGAGAGGATAAGGCTATAAGTGATGGAAGTGTTGTCGGTAATAGTTATTTAAT